GTATCAATCTGGGCATCGGTTATCACCTCGTTGTCGAAGTGAATGTCTGTGATGTCTTCTACCTCATGCCCAGTAAGGGCAACACCATGGTAGAGATCTTTGTTGTCTGTACCTGCTACACCAACGAAGAACAAAGGGCCAGAGACTAACGCCTGACCGTAAACCACTTTCTGTGGCTCTATTGTTCCCCTTACCGTTTGCTGCCTCGTGCGATCTGTGTCCGATTGGGGCATCGTCAAATCGGGCATCAGACCTTTGATTGCTAAGGGTGCGGACAGAATGGCGGTGCCTGCGATAATACTACCGACAGCGCCAAACGATGCGCCGGTCGCAATAACGCCAACGGTCTCGACTGCACCGATGATAATGCTGCCAATTAGCTTGATGGCACCTATTACATCAGGCATCTATACGCTCCATCCCGCTAATAGGTAACGCTCTGGCACCCTCGACATTCCGTGCGATGTCAAACAAACAACATGCTCGCCTAGCTTTATACCGCACACTTGATCGACTATTGGTAGCCTGACAACGCAAGGGTCGCCATCATTCAACTCCGCGCTGGGCTTTCCTAAAATGCTGATGATTAGATCTACCAACTCACCGCGCCGCCCGATCAGAAGCTCTGCCTGAGCTTGCGAGCTATAATTGAATTCGGCAGCGTAATCCTTGCCGGTAAGTTCTCGCACGATAAACGCTACAAACTGGCAGCAGTCAGCATCACCGTATGAAAAAGGCCGTCTTTTCCACTTATTCAAAGCCGCATAAACCGGACTCATCTGCCCCGCCTGCCGCTTTCGTTGCCGTCAATTATGTTCTGCGATCCCGCTGAACCAGCCACAGAATCAGAAGTCGGATCACCCCAGCGTATTTTTGCGCCCTCGATGTCTGGCATAAACTCAAACGCCAAATCACCCGAGAACTCACTCTGCAACTGGATGTCTGTGTATTTGATGTTCGAGGCTTTATCAAACCGCGCCAATTCAGATTCAGCAGTCAAAGTGATTACGTCGCCGCCGTCTGCTCCGACGCTGATATTCATTTGATCCATGAAACCTTCAAAGACCACAGTGGGATCAGCAAGCAAGGCATCATCTGCGTTCAGCACCCCTAGCAAAACTGTGACGGCGTGCATGTAATAATCTTCTGTGAGTGCGGCACCGGCGATGGTCGAATCTAGTCCGGAGAGTGACAAAGTAATTTGGTAAGGGCTGATGTCTGCGCCTTCCTCCAGCGGGCTGATCGCCCCTAGGTCGCCGACTCCGAGATAGTCATTGCCGCCAAAGGTGTACGTCCCGATGGAGTTGTGCAGATAGACGGTTCCTGACGGAAATGCTAGTTGCACAAAGGTGACGAGACTGACGTGCTGAGTCGCAAGTGCGTTGGCGACATTTGTCGGAAACCCTCGACTCACGCTAGAACATCCTCAACGGCTTCAATCGTAAAGCTCGACGTGATAGACGGGGTTGTTTGCCACGATGCTGGGCCAGCCAGCAAAAACACACCTGATACCGGCACCGTATAATCAACTATTGTGTCGTCTGCTGGCGTTTTCCGTATGGGTGGAGCTATCGACAACGTGATGTTGCCTGAGCCGTCCGAATTGGCATCAGCGACGACCATATGTAGTTCGTTGTTGAACGATATGTAGTCGCCCGACCTCAAATAGTTCGCAACGCTCGCAGTCGCCCCATCACAAACTAAGCTGGTGCCAGACTGAGTGCCGCCGTTGACCCTTAGCGTTCCACCTCCCGCACCTCGCCGTGTGTGCGAATGATCGTGAAGCGTGAACCTATGCTCTTGACCGTTCAGCTTGACCAAGAACGCTTGCATGACCTTCCGATCAGCACCCGACAGATTGTTGAACTGTAAACTGGCACGCCACAACGAACCTTTGCGCGATGATGTCTGTATCGCATTGGTCAGCGGACTCTGAAACGTCCTAGTGTTTGCTACTAGCTCAAAGGTGTTTGTGCTTGGCGTGATAGCAGGGAAAGTGAACGTCGTCATACGAAACGCCTCCTGCGCATTAGGTCTTGAATAGTCATCACCGTCTGCTGCGAGGTTTGCTGCATTGCAACTCTAATTTTCTGGTCTACGTCTGCGCTCGAACCTCTAGCGTCTACGTTGTTGATGATCGTAACGCCTGCGCCTTGCCCTTTGGTGTGGTCGATCACGCTCTCGTTGGGGTGCAAAGTTGCAAGGAATCCACCGCGACCATCTATGCCACCAGACCTAGCGCCCATGCCAGTAAACCCACCGCCCTCAAAGCTAGCCGACTTAATCGCCGCCACTTGCTGAAGGCCAAAGGCTATTGTCGCTATAGCTGCCAACTGTCCGAATGGCGGGGGAAATGCAGCCAGCGCCTTCGTCGCCGCATCTCTAGTCTGCATTGTCGCTTGGGCTATGCGGAAGGCTTTGTTCACCTGGAACATCTCCTTACTCATACGAGAAGATGCCGTCAGTTGCTCATCGAGGTTGGCTAGCGTTTCTTCTTTGTTCTTGCGCTTTTCTCTACGTTCCTCGATGCTTTTGTCGATGTTGGATTGATTTAACGCAAGCAAGACGGCACTACCATCCTTTTCTAGCTGCTCCATCTCCCTGCGAAGTTTAGCTTGCTCCCTCAACTCAGCATTCGCAGCTCTCGTTCTTTCTGCGGTGGTATCTTGTGACTCAGCATAAGCCGCATTGACCGCTGCTATTCTTTCTAAAACTATCTTGGATTCTTCGTTGACGGCGTTTTGTTCCCTTTGTGCGGCTGCGACGGCTTCAATCGCTGCTTTCAAAACTGGTTGCCTAACACGCCCCTCTCTTTTCCTTTCTAGGTCTTCCTCCGCTTTATCTACGTCAAGTTGTGCTTGTGCTTGAGCCGCCAACGCTTCGGCTTCCAATTCACGGTTTCGACGTATAGCTCTCGCTCGCTCTGTAGTCGTCATCGACGCTAGCGAGGTTTGCACATCATCTGCCGCTTCTTTCATACGCTCTAGTGCGTTTGTGCCACCCACTAAGGAGCTTATCAAAGGCCCCGCTACGGCCGCCGCGACAGCGATGAAAGCGCCGATTACAGCACCACCTGGGCCAAAGATTGAAGCTATTTGTGAGCCTTGCTGTCCGAAGACTTGAGCAGCACTCGTGCCGCCCTGTAGCTGAACGGCTACGTCTTGAATTTGAAAGCCTAGTTGTTGTGAAGCGCCACGCAGATTGCCGAATCGCCCTGTAACGACTTGGGCATTTTTTGCGGTGCGATTGAGATTCCTGTTGACCGAATCAAGGCCGCGCTTTGTTCGATCCTCTGCTGTTATTACAACTTTAGCGTCAGCCATTCTCGCGCCCCAAAATGTTTAGATAGGCAACCCACTCGTTGAACTCACTGAGCGGCATCTGTTCAGCCTCACCTATCGTAATATGTAAGCGATCAGCTAAGGCGATAAGGTTGAGCCGAAACTGATCGCTAGTTAGTTTTTTTCCTGATCCTCAACGCTTGTGATCGTGCTGAACATCTGGGCAGCGATCTCGCTGACTATCGCGCTCTCCTCCCCCATCAGATCGTGACGATCCTCTGATGAGTCGAAAATGCGCTCGTTGGCTTCATTGGTTGCTTTTAAGCAAATCAAATCGACCATCGCGGGCAGGGTCATATCACTCAGAAACCCTGGATGCTTTTTCTGCATCTGGCCCATGTCGTAAGCGGTTATTGGGTAGCAGTAAAACACAAAAGGCTCGCCGCTCTCGTCAGCCCACTCTGAGACCTCGATTCGCTTTGGCTCTACCTTGCGCCTATTGCGTAGCTCCCGAACCAGCCCCATCAGTTAGTGCCTTCTGTCACCGCCCCCGATACTTGGAAGGCGAACTCGCCCTCAACTAGCCCATCAAAAGCCGCGCTGATCGTGTTGCCAGTCACTACCGCTGCCCCGCTATAAAACTTCTCGCCAGTTCCTGTGCCTGTTGGGTGAATCTGAAAGTCGAGAGTGTCTGCCGCATCAACTAACAGTTGCACCGCGTCGCTGTCGTCCCAATAGACTGACATAGAGACTGTCGCATTCTTCAGTGAGCCAACATAAGTGCGTGCTGATGAACCCATAACAGTGGTCTCTAGCGTGTCCGCTGTTTGCTCAATGCTGAAGTTCCGAACTTCGCCTGCCGCCGTCGCAGTGCCGCCCGTAGCAGCCAGCTTCACGACTCCACCCGAACCCTTTGTTGTAGCCATTTTATTGCCCTCTAGGTTGTACCGCGAGTGAACTGATATTCGACTCGCACTGTAATAATGACCCCGCCTATCGGGTCAATGCTTCCATCATCTGTCTCGATGCTGGTGATTTGTGTGTCGATAGCATTACCGCCTCTCGTCCTATCAACATCTAATTTTTCTTCAATCGCCTCGACTATTTGATTCCTAGCGGTGTCTATCGTAGTCGATTTGACGAAACAGACTAGCTCGTAATCTATATTACCAAAGCGACTTGTCGCACTTCCTCCGACCGTCGCATCCTCTCTGCTTTCGTTGGTCGTTCTCACGAGGATTGCGGGATATTGCGCGTTGCTCAGTTTATCAAAGTCAAAAGGCTCCCGCGTCACCAGCTTAATCGTAGGCGATGAGATCGCTTGCAACTGCGTCACGATATTGCTGGCGATGTTCTCTCGTACACTCACGCTCTAGCCACGGCTTGTTTTATGTCTGTGGTAAATCTAGCCTGTAGTCTCGTCTTTTCTTTGCTGTTGAATCCCATAAACGGGCGAGTGCGCTGGTTGAAGTTTGCCTTTTTCGTCGCCTGCTGGTTATCAAAGAATATGACCGCTCTCCTGCTGCCTTCTCGCTTGACCTGCATTGACCGCAGCATCTGACCTGTAGCGTTAAGGTTTACAAGGGTGGGGTTTGTTTTCCGCAGCTTTTCCCGTCTGAACTCAACGTATTTGGCTGAGTAGCTTGGGAAATTACCAGTGATACCTTTACCCTTGGCGGTGCGCTGTTTAATAATCTGCTGACCCAAGCCAGCCACACGCAACACTGCCTTCGGTAGCGCCGACTGAACCGCTCGCTTTTGCTTGTCAGTAATCTGCGTCAAATCCTTCGGTGTTATGTCTAAGTTAAGGATGACGGTCATCGTGTTAGCCGCCCATAACTAACAATATTGCGCTCGTCGTCGTCTATCGTGCCGCTGTTGTCGTCGTCGTACTCAACGCCGTCAGCGAACACCGCGACCAGTTCTTCTTCATACCTCTGTTTGTAGAAGTCGATCATCCCTAGAAAGCGATCATTCTCTACCCAATTGGTTAGTTGAGGCAGAGCAAACTTCCAGAGAACTAAATAGACGTTGCATCGAGTCCACTGTGACTCCGTGAGATACGAATTGACCATCTCCCCTGGCAGACCTTTGCGATACCACCACTCGTTGCGGATAGTACGCAGCAAGTCAACCTCGGCCTTCGCATGTTCAGCGGCAAAGCTAGATATGCCGAACTGCAAAATGTCTGGAACAAGTGCGACTAAATCAGAGTCTTGAGAGAAGGCCATATCAACTCCACTTCACGCGATCAGCCCAATAGGCCGCTGATGCCGTTTTGTCCTTGCGACCCTTGGCTATATTCGCCGCATGTCGCGCCTTGAACGATCTGCGCTTGGCCTTGTCGGCCTCGCTCTCGCCCTTGCGTGGAGGTTTGGTGTCTGCACCCTGTTGCCCGAATCGGATCATACGGATCTTGTCACCTTGTCGTGCCAATACGACATGGCTTTTAGTCGGGTGCTTGGG